AGCTACCGGCTTACTCACCGGGAAACAATACTCAAGGATTAACCAGGGAAATTTCCAGAAAAAACGGTGGCTAAGTGCTGCATTTTAAATGGCCGAATATGCTGTATTTCTATTGACCGTTCACAACCGGGGTATATAAAACTATTACCCGATTAATTTAAAGCGATTTTAGAAGCAAATTTACTTGTATTTTATTTAGTTTTTACTCCGAAAAAATATAGGTAAAGGATGCACCATCCTGATAAACATTTTGATCATCCGGCAATGCCCTTATTTTCCGTTCTAACTGGTCAATTCTGCTTTGTAGGTTTTGGGAAAACTCCGTAACACTGATATCTTCCGTTTTATAATCCTTCATTAGTTGCGGATTATTGGCTATTGCTTCAAGGATTGATAAAGCAGTTTTAAGAATGTTCTTTTTATTGGTATTACTGGCTGGATCATAATTTGCACTGTCAGTAAGTCCATTTTCCAGTAAGAATACCGATAGTTGTTCATCAGTATATGAAATATCGCTAATCTCCATTTCAAGGCGTTCTAAGTTTGTCATAGTGGTAATTCCTCCTTAATTTTGAGCATAAAAAAACGGGATAAATCCCGCTAATTACTTTTTAAAATATTAAAGCCATTGTGTTACTACTTCTTTTTAATTCCACTGCCCAGTCCACGAACCATTGGTACACCTTATTTCCAGATAATACCATCCTTTGTACGGTGCAGATACAGTTTTATCTGCTTTATAGTCACCTATTTCGTTAGCAATATAATCAATTAGATCTTGATTTGAATCTGATAATTTCACAATGAAATTCCCTGAACCATTATAAGTTGCTATAAAATGAAGAGAACCATCATCAATGTATATCTTCCAAATTTGTTTTCCATTACTGTCAACTATTTTTTGATTATTAGCATCTATTTCTTGCTTTGCACGTTCGCTTTCCACCCTTTCTCGCTCTTTTTGCGATTTTTTAAGCTCTTCCAGTTTCTTTTTTTCACACTTTTCCCATGCATCAGTCAGCGGTTTATAAAGTTCCTTGGCTTTTAGATTGTCAGGTTCGAATTGTAAAACCCAACGAACGTATTCTAAAGCTGTACTCACATTTATAGAATCATCACCTTTATCGAAATGATACTTTGCTTTTTCTATGGCTTTTTCAATAAGTAGTTGTTTTTTAACCTGAGAATCCTGGTATCTAATATTATCTTCTGGTATTACTTTATCAAAACCATAATATGACAGTTTGACCGAGGAATCTAAATTTTCTATTCCTTGATTATAAGCAATGAGCGAAGAGTATAACCTTTTTGATTGTTCTAATTTTGCTGATATTAAATCATCGTACTTGTAGGTTAAAGCCTGCTCGTAATATTCCAATGCTTCACCATATTTTTCTTCACTAAAGAGCCTATTTGCCTCTGATACTTTCGCAATATAGATTTGTTGTTTATGGTGATTGCTATAGGAAATCCCCCCAATGATTGAAGCAATTAATACTATTAATATCGCTGGGACTAGTAATTGCTTTTTTCTATCATTCAATTGTTGTTTATCATTAAGTTCGTCAACTTCTAGGTTCCTAGATTGAATGGGGATATATTCATCTTTTTTCTCTAAGTTAACCTCTTGTTTACCGTTTTCAGAAGATTCTATGATTTGTTCAAGTTTATACCCACATTGAAAACAAAACACCGATTTATCTGGGACTTCACTATTACATTTAGGGCAGTTGATAATATCACCTTCTTTCTATCGAAATAAACTCCCCCATATCATTACGTTAATGCTTGTGTTAAGGCGAAACAATGCTTTCGATTTTCTTTGTTAATATATGACATTATCTTACTTATTAGGGCAAAAAATTGGACAAATAAAAACACCCCCTGGAGGGTGCTTGTAATCCGTTATTTTACTATTATTAAATTCCTAACTATCTTTCTTAACAAACGTTTTTTCATACTCTTCACTTGTGTAAATATTAACAATATCAGAATACGGTATTATTACATCAAAATTCATATAAGAATATCTTTCAGGAATCATATCATAAAACATATCATCATTTATCACATTTAACCCTTCTTTAACGAGCCATAATCTTTTCTTTAGCTCAATATAATTTTCTTCTTCGTAGTACTCATGCTTTTTAATATCAAATGTATAATTTGCAAACTTTGATAAATCTGCTTTGTATTTTAAAACATAACATTGTGTCTTCTGTCTTATCCAATCGTATTCTATATCTTGATCTTTTAGTAATTCTGCCAGACTATGAAGGAATTCTGGTCTTGCCTTAACCCCTCCCCCATAGTCTAGAACATTATCATCCGAAAAGAAGCCATTAATTTGATAATCGTCAAATAATTTATATAATACTAAATCCAAATCATGATTAACTCCAAATCCAGTAAATCCTCCGCTAATATCATAAGATTGACTTTTATACGATATTTGATTTTTAATAAAATCAATATCTATCCTTTTGTCTCTTAAATATAAGCCTACAGGAGTATCTAATTGTATTGCGTCCCGCAAATTTCTTAAACCGTATTTTTCCAACGAAGAACATTTATCATTATTTGTTGTAACATGCAGGGATGCAACATATATTTCTTTGTCTAATAATGAATCTTTATTTATGTTGAAGTGATCAAGAAATTTATCTAAGGAACAATCTTTATTGCAAAACATGAAATTTAAAATATCTTCTGGAAATACATCTAAATATTCACTTAATGAATTTAATGCATTATAAGCAGTGGTGATATCATATAAAACTGTTTCCAAATATAGCACCTCGTTTATTTTTTATTGTATCATGTAATTTTCTGGTATTAAAAAATATTATAAGCATTGAAAATCAGGTTAGATGGGCCGAAAAATTAGCCTTTAGGGGTATCGTCAAATACCATGATAAGATCGGAATTTGATAAAAAAGCCAACCGTTTATTGGCTGGCTTATAGTAATATTCTATTGGTTATTTATGCATTAGTTTGCATACTTTTTGGGCTAAAAGCGGTTAAACTTCCTTTAATAAGTATTATGTAAACCACGTTAATGCCATCTAACCCCCATATAATGGGTTCTGCATAAAAATTGTTAGATAAATGGTAATTATTAATGATATAATTTACAATTTCATTAGTATTTTTATACATTTGTAATTTAATTGTTATGCTTCTTTTGTTGCATCAAATACTATAATAGCAGATACTATATTAGTCATTATGCTATTATCAACACTACCCCTATTTTATCGGTTATCTCTTGAATATCAATCCCCCCTGGTTATGAATGCACTGACCTACACATCACTATACCTACATCTGGCTTACTGATTGATAACAGCGACCGAACGGCATATCGAACAATTGTTCTATTTATTCCCATAATATCAATATATCAATGTTAATATTACTCTCCAGTTTCTTGTTGAGAATCTTTATCATTTACAGCTTCTTTTTTCTTTCCCTCTTGCTCAATTAAGGCCATTTCCTGCGTTGTATCGTATATATAAGGACTTCTACCAAGCAAAGTTTGCAAAGAAATTGCATCCATATCCCGTAACATCTTCAAATTTTCAATAACCTCTTTAGCATTACTCGGTAGATTATACTCAAATATTACTTCCAGCCCCGAAACATCTATATTAATGCCTTTCAGCCTCAATATATTGGCTATCTGTTCAAATCTGATATTATAACCCCATTTTAGATACTGCTCGAACATAGCCGCTTTAATCATGCTCAGTGAATAAAGGAGTTTAATAGAAACCTCCGATATATTGCTTATTTCGCTTCCTGCCATTACTACACTTGGCATACCGGCAATATCAAGCAGTGATTGCTTCAGAATATCATACAATGCCTTTAAACTGGCATAATCCATCTTTCCAGTAAGGTATTCCATTCCTCCATCTTCTTTAAGCTGCAAGGCATAACCGACAACATTAGGATCAATCTTTGCCTCTCCATCTCTACCCAAATTAAGCGGATCGCCTTTAATTACTGGTGTAGGCTGAAGAAATTTATAAAAAGCATCGTGATATTTAGATATCAGCTTTTCCATTGAATCCAGAAGGTCAATATAATCAACAATGCTGCTTACTCCCTGCAATTCATCCAGTTCAGAAGGAATAATATAAGGTATCGGTAAACCACTTATATTTTCATACTCTCCGGTTTGTCTCAAATTCCCCCCGTTATCATCATAGGTTGTTACTGTCTCAGGGGTAAAAACCTGATAATAACTCACTCCGGCAATACAATAGAAATGAATAAAAGCTATCAATTGCCCCATATCGTTATATACAGGGTAAGAATCGGCACCATCAAATAATTTGCTTGTGATATTGCCATCACTATCCAGATACACATATTCATATGCTTCTCCGGCCTTTATCATTGCATTTGCTAGTTTAGGATCAAATAGCGGATACTTGCCCTTATTATAAATATCTTTGATGCTCTTCAATGTTTCGGTATTATCACAAGATAAGGTTAATTTATTCTTCAATAGAAATTGGGTCTGGAATTCCGTTATCATCTTGGCATAGTTCATGTTTATAGCTGCTGGTTTAAATGGTTTACTGTTGTGATATTCCATTCGTTTCTCTTTTATTAAGTGCTTACCGCTTAGATACTCCTTCACTGAAAGAATATTATTTATTCTATTTTGCTGCCATGATTCCCCAATAACATCTTTAAACCAGGTGGGGGAACTATCGTAATTTTCTTTTATGTAATCATTTAATGTTTGCAAATCTCATTACCTCCGTATTACTGAATTATTCGTCAATGAATAAACTGCCAATGCTGCGGCAATGACCATATCATCATTATTGGATTTTCCGGTCATCTTGCCTTTATCGGTCATTACATAGGATTTCATTTCATCTAAAAGCTTCCTGGAATTAATCAGTATATCTCCGTTAATAAAAGCATTCTTGAAAAGCTCTATTAATTGGACTTTGCTTGTTGGAGTTGTATCGAATCCATAAACAAAGGTTTTTCCCTTGTCCGTGAACTTCTTTGTTCTAACAACATTGATATATCCGAATTCATGCCTCATTTTATAAGCAAAAGTACCAGCATCATAATTCCTTTCAATCAACATCTGAGCGTAATTAAAATACTTGCCAAGCTGGTATGCAATTTCCGCAAATTTATATAATGGTATTTTATTAGAATAGAATTCCGCTACCATTTCACCGTCATTTGAGAATATAGCGCAAGTTGAATAATCTAACCCTGTACCTGAAGCAATATCAACCCCCATATGGTATTTCATGTTTCTCTGGATATCCTTATAGATAAACAGGTTTTTACTGAAATAAGGCTTTAACTCATTGGGGAGGGGGGTAACTTCGTTATATGTCAACGGATCAGGGATATAGATATATCTGTCATTGATTTTATCAATAGGGAATACTAAACCCTTTAAACTTGTTGAAAACGCTTCCTCTGGCAAACTAGGATACTCTGAGAACATCTTTTCTTGGCTCATATCCTGCCGCTTCCAGAGATACCATACTATTTGCTTTAAGGTTACTAATTTCTTTTCGTAAAAAGGGATAAAATACGGGTCAATATCGGCACTTGCTAACATTCGGCCATGATTGTTATCTTTATACCATTGAACAGCTATATCAATTTCATTCTTGTAATTCTTCTTTGATGAATCACAATACCAGGGAAAGAAATAATATTGGAATTTACTTCTATTCCTGAAACTATTCATAAACAATTTATAGAAATAGTCCGTTGTTCCTTGCTTTGCGGTACTTTCTACAACAAAAGTACTTGTATTATTTTTACTTAAACATGGATCAGTCGAAGAAATAGCATTTTCTTGACACTCTGCGTCATACATACCAAACTCTGATAATAAAACACCTTCAAGGGTTAAACCTCTGGCAATATCCTTATTTCCAGCTACTTTGAAGACAATTCTTGATTGATTTTCAAACTTCAATTCAAACTCGTTGTCTCTTTTTAATTTGGGCCTATATTTATCAGGCATGGAATAAAGCATCTGCTTTAACTTCTCAGCAATGCCCTTTGTTGAATCCTCATTGTAGCTGGCTATTAAATACGTTGTTTTCGGTATTGTAATGGCTTTCCAAAGATAAAATAAACTTACTACCGTTGTTATCCCTAATTGTCGTGATTTAAGCACTATAATGTGTTTATTACTGGTTAATCCATCAATTAATTCTTTTTGCTCTGGAAGTGGTATAAATATTACTTCCTCATTTTCGTTGTTCATTATCTTAATGAAGTTTTTACACCACAAAATAAAATCAGAATTGATCAATTGCAGTTTTGTTTCAACTTTCATAACTCCCCCTTCCGGGCATAATAAAAGCAGGTAATGAATATCACACTACCTGCCGATGCACCTATTAGATTAATCTAAAATTAAACCATCATCATCTTCCATTTCATGTGGTTTACTATTAAGCTCCTTCAGATTGCTTTTTACCTCTTTTTGAAGCATTAGAAATGTTCTAACGCTCTTTTCATCTCCTGTCTTAGCTTTGTCAACAATAGAATCATATATTTCAAAGAAGTCCGAATTCATACGCTCTTTGGTTAAGATATACATTAACCTTGCGTATTCATCGGACTTTTCCCATAATTCCATTCTTTTTAATGCTTCTTCTGAGCCATTAAAGAATTTACTGATTATATCCTCTCTTGACCATTCACCATAATTAGTTTTATTGTTTGATAATTTATTCTTCCAAAGAAAATAGATTCTTCGGCGATTACTCGTTAATTTATATACCTCCCGTAAAAGTTTCAATATCTCATCACCTCCATCTGCCTTAATTATTTTTTAATTGAGAATACATTGACTAAAATTCCATGTTTATTTTTTATTTTATTCCTGCTAGGTTATGGGCTGCGCCCATCCCCCAACATCAGGAAGTAAAAGTAAAAGAATAAATCCTGAATTTTTAGGTGTTTATGGTAACAAAATATTTGTGTTTGGTAACAAAACTCTGTTACCGCTGCAACTCTCAATATACCTACGTTTAAGCGCCTGGTAACAAAGGTAACAAGATTTCTGAAGTTCTTTAACAAATAGAATAATTAATAATTTTATTACCTATTTTTTTCTGTTACTTTTGTTACTGGATAATAAAAACCATATTAATACCTAAATAAAGGGCTTATACATGGTAACAAACCCAAAATTATTTTTGTTACGCAATGTTACTTTTGTTACCGAATTTTAGTATCTTATTTTTATTCTTTGCCATTTTTTCGGTTAGTTCTAAAGATGTAGGACGAACATTTTCAGACTCATTAGTACAATCCTTAAACTTTAAACCTTCAAATATATCTTCAACTTGATTATTAATTTTCTTTTGTTTACGTTTTTCAGGTAATCCGAATTTCCTCTTGATTATTCTGCAAAACTCAGAACTTTTAAATGGTTTGTCATTTTGAATTTTACAAAAATCACAATACAATTTGTATATTTCATTAGTTATTAAAAAGTTATCAATATCTCCATCAATTAAATATGTATCAGCAAATCTTTCAGCATGATTACTATCCATACTATAATTTTCAAGCTGTTCTAAAGAAGAATTAGAATGTGAGAATTCCTCTTGTTCTGCTAACCGCTTTAGTCCCTCAAGTGCAAACTGCATTATACCTTCCATTTCCGTGTGCAATTTACCATCTTTCAAACTTAAGTCTATATCTTTGCCTTGAAATATATTGTTAAACGGTATAATAAGAAACCTTCTTCTTAATGCCTTATCAAAGTTCTCAATCTGAGGCAAATCATTCATGGCATACACAAGTTTACAAAATGGGTTGAAATTGAATGTATCTTTACATTTAAACTGTGCCTCAGTAGGATCACCCGAAGAAATGACTTTAATCCAAGCAGTATCTTTTATCATACTATTGTTTTCTTCAGTAGATATATTAATAACCTTATCTTTCAGGGAAGCTCTTAGAAACGACTTACTTAATAATGACATTGGAACGGTTCCATAATTAGCTTCACCTATTAAGGTTTTTAAGGTATCTATTAGAACTGACTTACCAGTACTACCTTCTCCATAAAAGATAAAGATTTTTTCAAATCTAACACTTGTTGTAAGACAATAACCAAACATTTCTTGAACAATATTAATATTTTCCTCGAATCCTTTAAATGTGGAGTCTAAGTATTTCATAAACTCTGGACATTTAGCGCTAGGATCATAACTCCAATCATAATGGATAGTCGAATAATCCTCCGGGAAATATTTATTTTCATAGAATTTAATATCTTTCCAATCAGATAAGTCCAGTGTACCATTATTTAATATGAGCCGGTTTCTATTGGAATTTATGTATCTTAACTCTATATATTTCTTATGTTCTATATGTTCAATAATCTGTTTTGTATAAAAAGGTTTCGAATACTCTTTCATTTCTGCTGTAATCAATTGAGCAATATAATTTTTTTCTACATTGATCCAGAACTTAGCATTAAACATAAAATGTCCTTGTTTAGGGACAAATATTATATTGTATATTGACAGTATTTCATCACTAGCTTTGTTAACATCAAAATTTCCTTCATTATCGAAGTACTTATCTATAACCGATTTTACGGTCTTTTGTTTACTTGCCATTTATACCCCTTTCTTTTCCGTGTATCTTAGGATAATTAAGTCGTTAACCTTCTCAAATCATCTTTAAGGCCCGGAATATCTTGAAAAATAAAAACTGTTCTCTCTGGATTATTTTTATTTGGTTTTACATCAATAATTTTATAACCTAGACGTAATAAGCCCCTGGCCACTCTGCCTGTATAAATTAACTTGACTAATTCATTACTCACTTTTTGATCCTCTCTAATTTTTGTTAGCAACCTTGCCGAAATGACTCTTCATTTCAATGATAATTTCATCATCTAAATCCACCATCCGGTGGTGTCTTTGCCAATTCCATTTTTTCATTTCCTGTTTAATACCTTCTACATTGTGAAATGAAAATACCAACCCTTCATCTGTCTTAGTGTTTGGTAATATTTTTCTTATAGAATATTTTTTAGAAAGTAGATAATTAGCCAATTCCAATTCAAAAACCAGTACCGGCTTTCCTATGGTTTTCTTATTAGAATTCTCCTGTTCTACTATGACCTGATTATCGTCATTGATCGTAATGCTAATATTCATCGTGTTATTTTTCCTTTCTCAAACTGATTGATAAATTCGATATATTTAGCCAGTAGTTTATCGGACAAATTTGTTTGCGAATTCTCGAATTGTGATAGTGTTGATACGCAGCACCCACAATATTCAGAAACATCTATTAATCTTATTCTGTGACGTTTACGCCATACTTGAAACTGTTCACGTTCTTTTAAATTGTTAATTAGAGACATAATCTATTCTCCTTCACTGAAATATTTTGTTTTAAAGTAAAAAATATGGAGGTATCCCCATTGAGGATACCCCTATGTTTAAGCCTTATTCGCCTGTTGCATCAATAGCAGCAGTAGTAACATCTTCGGTAATTACATTACCATTAACATCTTTCAGGGTGTTAGCTTCAACCTTAATTTTGTTGGTTGCGGTAGACAACGCACTAGCAAAGGTAATAACCAATTTACCATCAGTGATTTTTACACTATCACCGGAAGCAAGAGCAGAGAAGGTACTTCCATCAGTTGCAACAGTAATTCCAGCTTTCAATGCAGCCGCATTAGCAGTAGCATTTACCACGTTTTCACTGAAGGTCATGGTTACTATTTTCTTAGTTGCATCAAGAGCGGCACTTGTATAAGTAGGTGCAGCGTTATCTTCAATCATTACAAATAATACAGCAGCAGTAGGATTGAGGAATTTCAAAGTATTTTCCATTTCAATAAATCCTTTTCTGCTTGAACCTGTCTTTGCTAAATCCTGATATTTCAATGCTCTAAGACTTGCAAATTTCAGATAATCCATGTTAGTCAATATCATTGTATTGGCTGGTAAACTATCGCAAAGATAAACAAAGGCAGAACCATATGTAAGATTTATCTTTTTTGCGGGACTCCCAAATTCATCGGTAACACCGATATAACTAGTTTTGTCATAAAACAAATCGGATACTGCATCCATCATTTCATAGCTACAAAGCAAAACAAGGTTCTGGCTTGCAGTTCCGGCCTGTTTCATAAGCTTACACATAGCGTTAAGGTCCGAAAGATTAGGAGTTGCATTTCTTGAAATAGTATTTTCCACAGTAATAAAGTTGTACAAACCCTTCATCTGCCTGGGTGTTGCAGGAGTACCGGACTCATCTTCCTTGTAAACCCCATTTATGAGATAATATTCCAAGTCTCGTTTTGCCTCTAGCATTCTATTATTCAACTCATGAGCAAACAGATCAGCAATATTCTCCAACGATACCGCATCAGCAGTTTCAGAAACCGATATTGCTTTAGAAATAATTTGGCATACGTTTTTATCGCCTGTTGAGCGGTCAGAAGCCTGGAATGCTGTAACATCTGCACCTTCAAGACTTAGAGCGTTAGTATTATCCAAGTTTTCATATTTCCAATTGGTAATCACTGAACCAATTTTTTGAGTGCCTTTTTTCATCAAAAGGGATGAGAAAGGCAAGTTAACTGTATCCAAAAGTATAAGTTCTTTTGTAAGATCAAGGATTTCATATTCTAAATTCGCAGTTTTTATCATGGTTATTATAATTCCCCCTTAATTAAATATTTTTGATAGTTTAGATTTAAGCATTCCCTCTACATTACCGGCTTTTTCGGCATTGGAGTATTCGTCAGTTTGTGAATGCTTATCCTCTGGCCTAAATGAATTATCAATTTTCTGTTGCTTTTTCATTTCAACCAGTTTGGTAATCTTGGCTTGGGCTTTTTCAATAGAATCAGCTTCCACCAAATCAAACATGACTTCTGGATCAAGCCCCAGCTTAGTCATTTCCAGCTTGATAGAATTAGTCAAATTGCCTTTTTCAAGTTCCTTGACTTTTTCAATAGCCTTGTTACCTTCGATGACATTATTCTTGAGATCGGTTAATTCCGTTTCAAACGGCTTAAACAGTTCAATAACCTCATCTTTTGAATAAGTTTCCTTATCCAAATTCAGCATATTTACACCTCCATAAAATTTGTAAATTTATTAAAAGGGCTTTGCCCGATTAATCAGAAAATTAAAGAGTGCCTGAAGTTACAAGCACTCTTTGTAGCGTATGAGATTCCCACTACTCAGCAATTTTTCCTTTGTTTTGGAGGAGTCCAGGCTCGAACTGAACGAAATTGCTAAAACGGCTCCTATATAATGATAAGATACCCATGTATATTAACCCCTGCCTGCTATTCAGGGGATAATAACAATCTCAAAATATTATTTTGTGTTTTTTATATTATATTTTTTAAAGAATTTTTTCAAATTGCTTTCACAATATAGATAACTCTTTTTCACCTTTTTCCGCTATTTCGCTTTTATGTTTTTTAACTATTTTTTTGAGCCAATATTTTAAAGGCGTTTCATTGCATTCTTCTAAAATAAATTTATAATCTTCAATCATTCGTCTCTTAATTTTACCCAAGCACTTGCTTTTTTCTGTATCTAATGCTTTTTTGCTTTTAAATCCCATTAAATCAATTACTTTTTCCGCTGGCATTAAATCATAATATAAGTATTTTATTAATTGCCGTTCTCTTTTTGATAGTGTTCTAACAATAATATTTTTAAAATATGTTCGATATTCTTTGCCAAAGTTTATATTGCTAAAATCTACTTTTTGGATTTTACACTTCGCATAAATATATTCTGTTTTTTTGCTTTTAGAGTCCTCCCGCAACTTGAAATAATTATCACCTATTTTATATCTGAATATATCACTAGGGAATACTGCAGTTAAGTTGTTGTATTTATACCATTTATTAAGTTTTCTTTTTCTAATTTTATTAATTTCGTTATTGTATTCTTCGTCATTCAAGGTTATATTATCTTCTCTAAACTTTTTATAAGGAATATCATATTTTCTTATAACCGCAACATCATTTGTAACCCATTTTTGATACTCTTCATCTGTACCCCCTTCGTTAACCTGTTCTTCGTTAATCATAATATTTGCGCTGGCTTCTTCCTCACACTCTTCCTCATCATTAATTATGCTTCTATCATCCCTACCACTTACACCATATTCATGAAAATCAACGTAATATTTATTTGAATAATTAAAATCAAGATCGTCCTTACAATATGTTTCATGAATAAACATAGGTTCTAAAAGCTTGTTGCCTTGCATTTCCTCAAATTGGTCATAGTATTTCTGGAATATAGCCCATATACGATTTGGAAACCTTCTGTTAATCGGTTGTCTAAAGCAATATGATAATAAATTTGCCTTTGGGTCTTTAATCTCTTCAAATATTTTGTAATCTTTTAAGAGGCCATTCAATATTTTGATTACTATCAAACTAAAATCATCAAGATTTTTTCCATAGTGATAAGCCATTTTTTTAGATTGTGTTTTAGAAAACTTAATAAAATCTTCGTCTGATAAAATACTCTCTATAATTAAGTCTCTTTCATCTTCAATACCCTTAAAAACTAAATGGGTATTGCTGATCATACTTTTTGAGTTAAGTTCAATATTTAGATTAGCAAGTTCTCTAATTAGTGCATTGACTTGTTCATTATTTAATACTTCGTCGTTCATATTCCTTTCTATATTTCCTCCCTATTAATTATTTGTGTGCATAAGGGGATAGGGCTGGCCTACCCCTTATGCTTATCCGTTATTCTTCTAAGAATTTTAAGCAGTAACAAATTGCTTGTATAATTCCACAAATTGTGATACTTGTTTTTTTAATAATTCCATTTCTTCAGTGGTCAAACCATCCAGATAGTCTTTTAATTCTATTTTGTTTTTGTTACATTCACTAATAAGACTTGCATAACTGATAAGTTTCTTATATGCCTCTTTTTTTTCACCATCATCCTGGCCTTCATTTAATATTGAAAGCCAATTACTACATCTATTATCAGAATGTTCTGCCGGAGCCAATCGTGAGACTTTTCCTTGGCCAGCCACAATTAACCCCTTATGATCCTCGTAAACAAAGGGTCTTTTATTTTTCAGTTTTTCATAAAAGTTCAACAGAGTCCCTCCAATCGTTGCATCTCTTAAATACATGTATAATGAGCATAAAAAAAGCAAGAAAACTAAACCTACAAAATAGTAGGTTAACCCCTTGCTGTGCTGCTTTAAGGATCGTTAATATATAATTGTTCCAAACCAATTTCCCTCCCTTCATTGTTAGCGCGGAAACAACAAAGGTATAGGGAAAATTTATTTTATTTAGATTCTATCAAAATAATTATTTGCTGTTTCCACGCCATTGATTCAACTCCCATTTTTAGATTTTTAATATAAATGTACCAATATATTTATCATGATATATTTTTTTCTAATTGTCAATAATTTTTTTCTTCGTTTCTCCGCAATGGTTCCATATTGTAAGTATATTATTATCTCGCATTATGTTTTTGTTTTAAAACCTTACATTTTTATTTCGTTTGTTAGCAGAAATATAAATGTAAAGTTTTCAAAAGAATATTTATATTAATAGAATAATAGTAAAAAGGGTCAAGGAGAATTTATTGTCTCCTTGAAATATAGTACATACTTAGTAGTATCTTAAGCGCACTTTTCAATACCTTCTAAACAACATATAATGTGTATCCAAGATGTGAAAATATCAAACTTCAGTTTGAAAATCACATTATCTTCTGACCCAAACTCATCATATTCTTCCCAAACATCGTTTAAGTCTCCGTCCTTTTTAAGATAGAACCAATCTTCGCTATCAAGCTCACCAAATCCAATTTCATTTTCATAATCGCGGTAATCGAAATTATCAATCCACATTGGGATGGTTCTGGCCCCTACAAAGTTAAGTTGAAGTGATCTGCCCTTAAATGTTTGGAATAAGGACATGATTTTGAAATAATCAATTTTCTCCATTAAAACTAATACCTCCAATTATTTATTTATATTCAATATTTCATTAACTACAATTCTATATATTCACCTCTTTTCCTATTGTGTTTCTGTTACCGTCTTAATATATCACGCATTTGTTTTCTATGCAATATTTTTCTTAACATTTTTTTCCATGCTGTCAACATGATTTATTTATTTTTATAAAACAAAGTCTGGTTCAAAACCAGACTTTAAATCATAAATATACTAATATTTTATATAAGTTAATTTAATTTCGCAAAATATACTTGTTGTTTTTCATCATATACTGCCTCATGCCGTTCAGCCTCTTCTATTTTGATTCCTAATTTTTCAATCAAAGATTTTGCTTGTATTTTTGTCTTTTCGATATAGCGTGCACCTTTCTCGTTTTCAGCAACAGGCTTAAACTGAATAATTTTTGCCTTCTTGTCAAATGCAATTTGTATGTAGTTCCCTAACTGATCTTTTAAAGCCTTACTTAAAACGATATTACCATTCTTAGATAACCTGATCCAAAATGGTTTGTCTAAAAATTCATCATCTTCCCAAAGTTCAAATGCCATTTAATCAACACCTTTCATTTTATTTATAATACTATTATATTATTCTTTTAATAAATTGCAATATATTGTTACAGCAATCATTTTTTAAACACTTTTTTCTTTTTTGTTTTATATCCCACATCATAATTTAAAACACTTTTTATGCTGATGATCTTGGTTATTTTTCACATAAAAACTAATGTATCTAATCTATTATTTTACTCTCTATTGGATGAAAATGATGTGGGCAAGGGGTAAGGTAGGGTAAAAATTTTGAAGGGCTTTTTGAGGGGATTTATTGACTATTAATTAGATAGATTTTGATGTTCTAAACGGGATTTAAAGAAGATAAAGAAAAGGATCAAATATTACTTTTAATAACATTATATTATTATTGTTATTGCTATTAATTATTATTATTTACATCGTTTCAGTACATCACCGGGGTTAAATTTATTCGTGTCTAACCGTGATATACCATTTAATTGCAATTAAACAAATGACTAAATATCGGGCTTCATGGCTAGTTGTTACTAGTCGTGATAGTAGTCAATTAATTCGCAACGAGGGGGTCGTGGGTTCGAATCCCATCGTCTCCACCAAATTTAACACTACCTATTGATAAACTTTAAGTTTGTCTGATAGGTGGTTTTCCTTTGAAGGGTGTTTATGGCAAAGAAACTC